TGCTTCCGTAATGTAGGCCAATTTGGACATCTCACGATCAACGTATTGCTTATTCGCAATGTCTTTCGGATCAATCGGATCAGCGACTTCAGAGCGCCCAGTGTTGTCCCTGGTCATGATCGTAGTCACACCTTCAGTATCGACTACTGGGGTTGCCTTATCCGGCACTCCATTGATAGTACTCAGATTGTGGGTATGGCCCACTGGCGCCCTGGTACTTATCTGGTCGTCAACATATCCTTTGCTAGCCGCATGCCATGATTGGGTGATTAAGCCGGGATGGATATGGATTTGGCCGTCAGATTTGGTCTTGACGAACCCCTCTTTAACAGAGCCCGGCTCGGCGTTAACACTCCACGCCGCATTGCCTGCCGTAATAATTTTTGGGTTTTCGGCGGTGCCGGTGAGGTCTCCTGCTAGGCGGATTTTGCCTTGGGTTGTGGCGGTTGCCGGGGGGATAGCCGCTGCTGCTTCGGTGGCGGATTTCGCTGCCGCTTGAGCGTGAGTGGCGGCTTCGGTGGCTTTCGCCCCGGCACGGCTGGCGGCGGCTGCTGCGGCTTGTTGAGATGCCACGATTTCGTGGTACATGTTGATGACGGAATCACGCTCGTCGGCGGTGAGATTCCCGGCGTTCCGTACGGCTTCGGCGAAAGTTGTGGTTTCCGGTTTCACAAGAATGGGAATTGGGAGCCCCATAGTACCGGAGTAGGCGGGTATGCAGATAGCTTCACCAGGCTCAATGGTGGTAGTGAAGGTGCCATCGGGTTTTACCTGAATGATATCGGGGTCGGTGAGGATTACTGTGCTGCCGGTAACCCGGGTTTGGGGAGCATGGATATGCAAGTGAGTGGCGCCTGCGGGGATTTGGGTTACGAGCCTCAAATCGCCGGTAATAGTTGGCATGATTAAACGCCTTTCTTTTCGATCTCGTCTCTCAGGATTTCGTGAACACTGTATTGGGGATAGATGGTGACGGTGAAAGACCGGACAGCTTCAGCGAAGTGGGTTGATAGCTTGGTTGTTGGATTATCCTTGTCAATCTTGAGCTCATAGGTATCGCTATACCCGGCAATGGCGTCCATTCGCACAACCATGATCGCCGTCACCCCGGTGAACCCGATATCATTTTGGTTGCGTATGGAGAATGTTATATCTCCATCGTGAACAATCTCCGCGTTTTGCCAGATAAGCGTACCTTTCGACCGGAGGTAACCTGTCTGGGGTTGAGTAGCTATGTAATACCTGGCCAGGGTGGCAATCATAGCCAAGTTTTCCACAGTCCGCTGCTTGGACTCAGCCGCTAGATTCCGCGCTACCTCATCCACCGCAGTTTTAGCCTCATCTGCTTTGATGTCAGCAACACTTGCCGCGGTTACCGCCGTGGTGGCGGTCTTCTGCACCGCCCCGACCGTGCGCAGCCGCTCTGCCCGCTCCTGATTTATACGCTCCCAGATAGCATTGTTGTGGGTTTTCAGGGCCTCAGCATCGGATATCATCTGCCCACCCACATGAATCCGCCAGCCCCTAGCCCCCTCCTGGCTATCGCCAATGAGGTCAATAGCGGTCACCGGCACCTTGATGCGCCTGCCCCAAATCTCCACCAAAACCACATCCCCAAGCCGGAAATCCGCGCCGGGTTCGTAGGCGCCGAGGCCGCGGCCGGTGATGTCGCGTTCGAAGAACAGATTACCGTCGACCCGTTTTTGGGCTGTGTCTACTACGGTTTCGAGGTTGGAGGATTTGCCTTTCATGTTGAGGGTGGCGTCGGCGCGCGCAAATCCCACGTCGAAAGCGCCAGCGCCGGCGTCGGGTGGGCGGTAGATGTAGCCGTTGCGGAGCCGGTTCTCGGCAGGTTGCTCTTGTTGTTTGTCGGCGGGGATGGTGACGTCGAAACTGCCGTAGGTGTAGGCGGGCATGTGGCGGCCTACGGTGAGGTCACCACCGTCAGCGACAAGGATGACGTCGGTTTTTTCGGCCATGATCTCCTCCTATCTGCGCCGGCTAGCCTTGGGTGACGCGAACTATCATGGTGGGTTGGGTGAGGAGTTTCACCCCTATGGGTTGGGGGTCGGATGGGAACCACAGGCCGCAGGTGACGGTGATGCCGGCTTGGAGCGCTAGAGCGCCTATGGAGTCCCAGAGGGGCTGGTCGTCAGCGGTATACACCAGGTGTGGGGATGGCAGCCCGGAGGATGCCGTCGACACCACGATCCGCTGCCCCTTCCCCCACAGCTTGAATCCGATCTCCAAGGAGTTGGCGATGACGTTGCGGATCACGGTTTCGGCTGGGCCTTCCATGGTTACCCCGTCAACTGCGGTGACCATGGGGTAGTGCATCAAATCGCGGGGGGTTTTATACAGCTCCAGCTTGGTGGGGTCGCCTACCCAGTCGCGGGTAAACGTCTGGAAGCTGCCTGTTCGAAGCGCTTGGGGGTTTGACCATGCCACGTGCCGGTTCAGGATTGAGAGCAGGTCAGTGCCGTTGATCTCCACAAGGGTTGGGGTGTGGAAGGTGCCCCTGGCTACGGTGTGGGTGATCCGATACACTCTGCGGAAGCCTGGGCGCTCCACCATGATGTAGCGGGTTGGGCCATCGGCTTCGATGAGTTGCCCGTTTTGGGCTGCGCCGAAATCGGCAATCAGTTCATCCGCTAACGGGTGGACTGCCCCGCTAACACCGTCTGCTACTTTGTGGAGGAACCTGCCTGATACCGGGGCGCCCCGGGTGGCGGGCGCCGAGAATTCTACTGGTGGTGGGCAATCGAAAAGCGGCTCGCAGTTCTCGTCCAGCAGCCCAATCCATTGCCCGAAATCTTCCGCCACCATAGCCCGGTGCCTAGCGTGCTGCCACCACTGCCCTATTGTCATCGCCATGGGTCGAGCACCCCTATCCGCCACTCCAGAAACGCCCCGGCCGGCAGTGTGTATTGCCTGCTTTGCCCCGGGGGTACGCCTTCAGAAATGATTTGGCCTCGGATTTTGCGCCAGAGATCATCATCCCGTACGCCTAGGCCATTGAGTACTTGGTGGGATCTCTGCGGGTCCAGGTGCAGCCGGCGGGTAGAATCCACGGCAGGTAGGGTGAATTCCGCCTTGGAGGGGAGCGTTACTTTCCCACCGGCTCCTTCCCACACGATTTCCGGCCATATATACACCTGACCGGAATTCGTCACAGTGACGCTCCCGGGTTTTCGGAATGGGGTTGTTTCCCAGTAGCCAGCGTCAATAGCAAGCGGTATGGATAATGCCCACACATCGGCCGTAGCATCATCAACCTCCAGATCGGACGGGGCACCATTGAGCCTCACCTGGGCGTGCATAGTGCCCATGGGTGACTCAATCTGGAGCGTGCCCAACGGCGGGAGGATGGAGAAACCATGACGGAACTCTGCCCAAATATCATGGGCATGCCGGCCCTGCCCGGCGCGTACGAAAAGGTCGAGGGAGCCTTCGATGGCTGGGAATCGGAGGCCTTCGATGGCTCTGCCTGGTACGCCAAGGGTTTCGATGCCGGTGGCTTCGGGCCGGCCAATCAGCTCTTTGATACCGGCCCTGCGGATGCCCGCTATCCAGGTGCTGGATGACAGCTCCCAAGATTTACCTGTAGGGGCGATGTACCGCACTAAATAGCGCCGGTCAATCATGGTGCCTCCTTTCTACTAGATTCGGGCTCGCTCGTAGCGCACCGCATCAACTGCCGATAATTGCCCCACCTGCCCGGAGCCGGTAGCGAGGGAGCGTTTCGTGACCGCGAGGAGTTCGGCCAGGGTGGCGTTGAGCTGGCGGAGTTCTCCGGTTTGCGCTACCTCGGTGGTGGTGGCGAGTGAGCGGATGCGTTCTACTTCCGCGGCGGCGGCGAGTGCTTTCCGCACTTTTTCGTCGTCGGTTTTTTCGATCTCCTGTTTGAGTTTCGCGTACTCCAGTTCGGCGGTCAGTTTGTCTTTTTGCCGGAGGTATTCCACGGTTTTAGTGGCGCGCTCTAGCTCCAGGTTGAGGTTGTTTTGGTCGATCTGGCGTTGGATAGCGGTGAGTCGGTCTTCGGTTTGGCGTTGGGATTTTTCGATCCTGCCGCTGATACCGTACTGGAGTGCACCGATCGTGCTCTCCATGAACTGCTCGCCGAGCTTGGCGCCGCCGGTGGCGGCTTCTACCCCATATTGTTGGGAGAGCACACCACCACCGATGGTGAGGGCGGCACCGCCCGCGGACCCCAGAACCAGGGCGGCTTTTTCAGCCGTCCCCAAGTTCTTCCAGGCGTCCTTGATGGAGTCCTTGTTTTGGTGGATATCAATGCCACCCTGCACCAGGTCTTTCAGGCCACCCAATGCCATGCCGGCACCTGCTAGGGCGCCTAGTGGCCCGCCGACGGTGAAACCAGCAACACCAGCCGCAGCGCCGGCTAGGAGCTTACCGATACCGCCTACTAGTTTGGATACCCCACCGAAGCCTTTGGATGCGCCTTGGGCTTGGTTGGCGGTCATGCCGTATAGGCTGGCGGTTTGTTCAGCAAGGGCCGTGGTCTGGGCCCGCAGCAGCTGCGCTGCCGCGGTTTGTTTCAGCGTTGCCTCCAGCGCCTCGTAGCGGGCTTCTGATTGGGCTTTCGCCGCTTCCAGGTCGTCGACTGCTGCTTGGGCCCGGGCGACTCGGATTCCCCATTCGGCGGCTTGGATTTCCTTGCCGTTTGCTACCACAGAGGCGGTCAGGTCTTCGACGGTGAATTTGCCGGTGCGGTAGAAGCGGTCAATGGCACCTTTCATGGCTTCCACGCTGGTGGACCCCATGAGGGCGGATTGCTTACGGGCTTCAGCTAGGGCGGCTTCGGCTTGGGCGATGCTCACGATGCCGCGGGCACGGGTGCGCGCTACATCCCGCTCCCTGATCTGCAGCTCAGCCAACGCTTTCGCCCTGGTGAGGGCGTTGGTTTGCTGCTGCATTTCCAGCTTGGAAACCTCTTGCCGGGTTTTATCCACGATGCCAGCGGCTTTCTCTATTTCAGAGAAGAAGCTGGCGATGTGCCCAATACCGGCGGAGAGGGAGCCGCCGATTTTTTCAGCGATCTCGCTGGCTGCCTGGTAGCGGGATGCCGCCACGGTACGCTCTGCCGCCTCTAGGTCAGCGAGGGATTCAGCCTGGGCGGCACGGGCCGCCGTCAGCTTGTCCTCCGCTTTATTCACCTTTTCCTGGGCGGATTTGACCGCTTTGGCGTTTTTGTCAGTGGATTTTTCCAGATTGTCGCCGATGTCTTCCCGTACCCGGGCGAGTTTCTTCTCAGCGTCGGCGATGCGATCGGCCTTGCCCTTCTTCCTGGCGTCAGCCAAGGATTTTTCGGCATCCTCCAGCTTTCGCCTATCAGCCTTGGATACCGCAGCACCCTCTTTCTCCGTTTTCGCCAATTCCTTCTTCGCGTCGGCAAGTTCCTTTTCGGCTTTGCTGATGCTATCGGATTCGGTGGCGATCTTTTTCCGCAACTCATAGAGACCCTTTTCGGCGTCTCTTACAACTTCGGCGGAGTCCAACCAGCCACCTCCGAAATGGCGGCCTTCGGCTTGCACAATGACCCGGGTGTCTTCGGCGTCGTGTGCGAAGAGCTTTGCCGCGGTGGAGATTTCCCCAGCGGCTTTGTCGAATTTTTCGCCTGCCGCCATGAGGATTTTCGCCGCAGTGGCATTCTGCTTACCGATCTCCGGCAAGGTTCGAGCGATGGTTGACTGGTGCTTCCACTGCTGGTTTGTGAGCACTAGCTCATCGGCGCCGGATTCGTTCCGTCCTCGAACACCGGATGGCCACCTGCCGCCGGTGTCGAACTTCGGCCCGTACTGCACATACTTTTTGGCCTGGTCAAACAGGCTTTGGGCTTTGCCCCACGAAACGTTGCCGCGACTGGTTTTCACCCCATCCACGGAGGTGGATTCGATGTCATCCCCGAGGCTCAAAAAGTCGGCAGGATCGTAGTCTTTGCCGTTGATGGTGACGATCTGCCCGGCGATAAGTGGCAGGTAGGCGTGGTTGGTGTACTGGGGGTGGGAGGCTGGTGCTGCCCCGCCGCCGATTTGACCGTTACCACGCCCGCCGCCCATTTCGACGTTGACAGCTTGGCCGTCGGTGAAATGAATGGTGCCTGAGGTATGGCCACCGGCGGGGCCGCCATTGAGCCAACCGATGGAAAACCTGGGGCCGCCGCTGCCCAGGCCGGTGCTGAACCCCATGCGGGCCAGTACGGGGCCTTCATCCCCGGTGGCGAACTTGCGGCCGTCGAGTGGCCATCCCACAGCTAGTGCGGCCAGGCCGCTCATGGCACCACTGCAGTCACCCCAGTTGGCGAGTAAGCCACCGCCGAGAACATACGGTGCGCCTTCGAGAGAGCGGGGGGCTTTCTTACCGTTGACGGTTTCGCCTTTGGCGAATCTCAGGAGCTCACCTGGGGTGACGACCCCACCATCAGCCAGAGCCTGCACGCCCCCTAGGATCTTGTTGAGCTTGGGGGAATCATCATTAATCGCCCGCAGCAAATTATGATGCTTGGCCGAGGACCTGCGGTTGATGACCCATTCCCCAGCATCGACCCGGGCTGTGGGCCTGCCCTGCTTATCGACGCCTTGGAAACCATCGACCTCGGTGGTGCCGGGCCCGGAGAGGGGCAGCCGGT